ATTAGCATTATTTTGGAACAAATATGATGTTCCCCCTTCCATCTCCCATTCAGCTACATTATCAGGACGATCATCAATTAAAATATTACCTCCCTTAGCGTATTTCTTTTTAGCTGATTTATTATTAACAAATATAATTTCTTTAAGATAGGGGGATAAACCATTCTTTTTTAACCATTCAAGTTTGCCTTGTTTTGTTTGTTCATTTGTTCCTGCTGCTGATAATATTGATGGTTCTTTATCTTTAACAGCGTTAAATATTTTCATTCCTTCAGGAATTGGTTTTAGGTTAGACCACCATTCCTCAGGATTACTATTAATTTTATTCCAAATAGCTTTACCATCATCCTCAGATACACCTAATTGTTTAGCAGTATCTTTCAAACCACCTTCATAGTCTGCTAATAAACCATCCATATCAAGATAAATCTGTGGCATTATTTAAGAAATCCTTTTAATTTAGTTGCTAATTCATCAAATGCCACAAAGTTAGCATCTTCAGTTTTATCAATAAGTGTTTGAATACGTGCTTCTATTTTTACTTTATCTTCGTCAGATATTAAAGCCCAGATTTTAGATTTATCAAATAGATGTTCTATGTCTTCTAGGTTAAAACTTTTATTAGCACCTTGAGGATCGTTATCTATTAAAGCAAAATTATCAGCACTAAATAGTTGCTCGTATTGTTCTATATTTTTAATTACATCTTCCCAATTTCTAATTACAATACCTGGATCTAGTGATCTATCTCTACCCATATTGCGGGATAAAGTAGTATATGGTGAAGCGTATAGCAAAACCATCATTACATCATAGCCTTGTTTTTCTAATTTTTCCTTTGTTTCTTTTACTTTGTTAAAGCTACCACCTGTAATATCTAAAATAACTGGTTTTGTGCCAATTGCTTTTTCTAACTCAGATCTGTATTGTTTTACAGCTACCGCTTGTGCTTTTGATGCTGCTGATAGTTGCTCAGGGGAAAAATCCTTCATATTCATTGAACCACCACCAATTTTAGCTAATTCGGGTTCATAAAATTTATCAGGATTTAATATATATTTTTGATATTCAGTAGGAATAACAGATTTAACAAATGTCGACTTACCCACGTTAGAGGGACCAGCAACTAACACTGCTTTTAAGTCTTTTGGCGCTTCCTTAATAACTTTTAATTTCATGGCGAATAAAGATAAATAAAATTAATGGTTTTCCCAAGGAAAACCACCAATAAATATTCATCATTTCACTATTGACTCATTTTAATACTGGTAGGTAATGTTTCAGTTAAAGGTTTAAAGTCAGGATTTTCGAGCTTGTATATATCGTATATATTTAAAAACATTTTGAAGTTATTTTCAAGGTTTCCGCAGTTCTTCAACTGCCACCCATTTCCCTGTATTTTGTCCTTAGAAGCGCCTCTAGTGGATGCTTTTAACCATAAAATACCGGTCTCATCAATCTTTTCGTTATGTGTTTCTGTCCATGCCTTAGCATAAGCAGCTAACTGAAGGTTGTACGAGGTATGCAATGAATTAGATGTTTTAATATCTAATAACCATAATTTATCTTGAAAACGACAAACTAAGTCAGCTGTGCCCGCATAACAATGTTCGTCTGAGAATAAATGATATTCTGTTGCTACTAATTCTGGTTTATGTTCGTTCCAAAATTCGGCAAAATGCAGAATCATTTTCCATGTTTCAAGACTATATTTTGCAGTTCCATCTTCATTAATCCAGTTTAATTCATTACCTAATAAAAACCATTCTACAGCGCTGTGCACTATAGTGCCTTCAGTTGCTGCTTTAGAAGCTATAATATCACTATTATGTCCTACATCTTTTAACCAATTATGAAAAAATTGATTTTTAGGAAAATAATTTAAGATTGAGGTTACTGAAGGATAATATTTACCATTTCGTCTGTAAAAACGTTGATCTAATACATTAATTTGTTTGTTGCCTTCAGTATATTCAACAATTCTCTTAATTTTAGGATCAAGAATAATGTTAGAATTTTTTTCTATCATGCTTGATTTAATTTGAGAGAAAAGAATGATGAAAAAGTAAGCGGTACTGATGTTTGTACTAAATTAGTAAAAGGTTCGAATCCCATTTCACTGGGGTCTTTATCCTCCATTTCTACTATGTAAACTTCTTTTCCTGAGTTCATTATTTTCTCGGATAATTTGAGGGTATCTTTTATGGCGTCTTTATCTAAAGCAATATAGACTTTTTTGACGTCATTGGTAACGATTTTTTGCATTAATTTTTTAGAAACAATTTTACCAAATAACGGAATAGCATTTCTTTTAATAGTAATAGCATCAAATGCCCCTTCACACAATATAATAGGAACATTCCAATTGATTAGGTTTTCAAAACCAATAATGTTTTTACTTGTGACGGGGGCATCGAATTTTCGTCTAGGGTCTTTTTCAAAACTACGTCCTACAAAATATTCTAGTATGCCCTTTTCATTATATGAGGGAATGATAACCATGTTTTCATAACGTCCTGATTCACAATACCCAATATTGTATTTAATAATATCTTCTTTTTTAATTCCTCTTTTCTTTAGATAAATAACAGCCTGTTTTGCTTGGGGTGTTGATTTAGCTTCATATAAGGGAATAAATTCTTTTGGTAATTCTACTTTAATTTTTTCGTCTTCATCTTTTCGTTTCTCAGTAAAACCTAATGTTGATCTAAGTTCAAATGTTTTTTCTTTATCAATCTTTAATTTTTTAAATAAACCAACCAGCGTTTTACCTTTAGCATCACACACCCAACAATGCCATGGGTTTTCTCCCTTAATAGTTGGGACCATATTTATCTCTAATTTCTTTTTATGGTGGTTGCAAAAAGGGCATTTATAAGAATAATTACCCCTTGCTGTAGGAGAACCTTTCCCCAATACGCTATCCACTAGCCCAACAAGCATTGAATTAATCATAATTTCAATATACGAAGTTATCCTTAGATAACAAAATCTTTTTTAAAGAATTTTGCTAACACATTATCATTATAAGATAAACTAGAAGATAATAAACATTCAAATTTACATTGATAATGCATTTCGTAGTATGTAAGTTGTTTTTTGGTTTTGCAAGGTTTAAGTATCATACACTCAAAATGATCTTCACCTAATACTTTTACATCAGCAAGTAATTCTTTAGATGAGCCCCAATATGTTTTCCAATCACTTTCTATTTTGATTATTTCAAAAGTAGATTTGCGACCAGGTCCGGTTTGTTCAGAAAGTTGCTTTTTAGTAAATTTTTTCTTTTTGTTAAACCAAAAGTATTTTTTACCAATATAAAATTTGCCGTCGGTTAAATTCGTAATTTTATAAACAAAACCTAAATAATCTTTGGGATTTAATTTATCCCAATATAACCATTTTCCTGTATTCATTATGTATCGTATTTTATAACAAATGTTGTATCAACCATGTTTGAAATAGGTATAGGTTGAGACAATTTTCCAACCATCAATAATTCATTTACCTCATTATAAATACCAACAGTAGTTACATAAGGTTTAAAATTAGAACCTGTAGCCCAAGAAATTAAATCACCATTACTACCTGTAGTAATAGTAGGGTTTTGAGATTGGTTGAATTCATTTTCAGTAAGGGTGCAACGTATTTCATTTTCATAAAGAATATATGTATTTTTAAAACTCATTTCAAATGAACCTGTATGTATTGAAGATATTGGCATTTAATTATAAATATTTTAAGATCCACTCATAGCACTATAATTTATATTTACTATATAATTGAAAGTACCTGTTACATATAAAGGATTAGATGTAAAACTAGCCTCTGTAACTCCTGAAAAAGTTGTAGGTCCAAACAAATAATATGTTGAAGATTCATATCCAACAGAACCACTAGTAACTGCTACAGTTGCAATAATGTCTACTTGTGGGGCTAAAGCTTGATTAAGTGAAGCACTTACTGTATATGAACCTACTCCAGGAGATGCTGGGATTAGGTGTAAAGAAGAAGTAGTAGTTACACCGTTCCATACTAAATTAAAATTTGAACTAGTAACTGCTGCTCCATATTGATATTGAAGCTGGGTGGAAGATATTACTTTAATTGGATTATTATTAATAGTAGTGTTTATACTTTTAGATACTGCTATAGGACAAGGGTCAAAATTATTTATCCATCCCCCTGTTCCTGTTCCTAATCCAATATCTCCATAATTGCCAATTCCATCAGAATAGCTACCTACAGAAGCTGTTGTTGTTTGAGCACAATTACTCCAAATTAAAGCATCTATATTTCCATTTGCTGCTAATAATGAACTAAGATTTGTTATTGTTGAGGATGCAGTAGCGCTACTTGCAAAAGAAGATGATAAATAAAATATTGTGGGGGACCCAGAAGCACAATTACAAACATTTGATGAAATACTACCAGTAAAGCATACTGGGATTTGTTGTACTACTTGTGGGGCTAAAGATAGATAATATGAAGGACTATAATTTGAAGATGTACAATTATTATTATCTGTTCCTAACAATACCCAGTTAGTAGATGCAGTTAAACAAGATTGAGTTAATAATAGTTGTTGAGTAGATGTTGTGGAAGCAGTTATTGTGTATTGTAAACTTAATCCAGCACTTGAACTTAAATATAATGAAGCTGTATAACCACCACCTGTATCTAAAGTACCTCCTTGAAATGCAAATCTAATACGATAAGGACCAATAGGTGAAGATAAAGCAGCCTCTCTATCTATACTAAAAGAAGATGATTTAAATTCGGTGGGTTGATTAACAGCATAAGGACCAAAAGTATAATAACATCCTGTAGCTGAATCTGTAACAGTTAATGTATAACTACCTGTATTTAGATTAATAATATTTACACTATTTGAAGTAAACCCACTAGGGCCAGTAAATACAGGACTTAAACTACCAGATCCTCCAGTTAGAGAACCTCCAGTAATGCTTCCACCACCACCACTTCCATAACATGAAGAAGAGGCAATAGTAAACCCTGCAAATCCAACCGCTGTAACAGATCCTACTGTTATAATACTTGAAGTAGTATTATTACATCCT